CGTCCGGACCGGTGGATGAGCAGGCGTGTGGTGCTGGTGTGCGGGCCTCCCGCCGCCGGGAAGTCCACGTGGGTCGCTGACCACGCCGAACCGGGTGACCGGGTCGTCGACCTCGACCAGATCTGCCGGCGGCTCGGGTCCAAGGACCCGCACCAGCATCCGCAGCACATCTTGGACCAGGCCCGCCGGGCCCGTCTCGCTGAGGAAACGCAGGTGGCGCGGATGACTGCGGGCACCGCGTGGGTGATCCGCACGATGCCGGAACCCGAACGGCGGGCGCGGCACGCCGCGGCGCTGGACGCCACCGAAGTGGTGGTCCTCGCGACGCCCGCCGAGGTCGCGAAGGCCCGCGCTGACCAGGATTCACGGCCCGCATGGACGGGAGCCGTGATCGACCGGTGGTGGAGCCGCTACCGGCCTCAGTCTTCCCGCCTGGAGCGGGAGATCACCATGTCCCAACCCCAGGAGGGTTCCTAACCCATGCCCGACGAGATCGAGCAGACCAGCGCCGACACCAGCGCCGTGGACGACACGGCACAGCAGCCCAGCGAGGACACCGGCACCGGCACCAAGACCGGTGACGACGCCCCCGCCGGTGGTGGCGGCACGCCCCAGGAGGGCGCCGGCAAGGCCGATGAGGAGCCGTTCGACGCCGCACGCGCACGAGCGAAGATCCACAAGGCGAACCAGGAGGCCGCGAGTCTCCGTAAGCGCCTGAAGGAGCTTGAGCCGCTCGCGGCAAAGGCCAAGGAGTACGAGGACGCGCAGAAGACCGAGACCGAGCGTCTCCAGTCCCAGCTCACCGAGCGGGAGCAGGAGATCAGCAAGCTTCGGAAGCGGACGGTCCGCAGCGAGGTACGCGCCCTGGCGGCGCACAGCTTCGCAGACGTGACCGACCCGGAGGCGCACCTCGACCTGGACGGCTACATCGGCGACGACGGCGACATCGACACCGACCGGATCAAGGCGGATCTGGCGGACCTGCTCGAACGCAAGCCGCACCTCGGCAAGCCCAAGGCCCCGGAGCCCGAGCCGGAGGAGCCGCGTAGGCGGCGCCCGGCCCCGGACCGGACGCAGGCGTCGGGCGCCAACCAGCAACGGACCAAGGACCCCGCTGACGAGTTCGCGGGGTTCGTTCAGTCGCGGCTCCTGAAGGGACGCCGCTGAGAAAGAGGTGACCGGTGGCTACCACCGACCCGATCCTGCTGTCGGACATCGACAGCAACTTGCTCCCGCGGACGCTCGCGGGACCGATCTTCGAGAAGTCCGTGGAGCAGTCGGCGGTCATGACGCTCGCGCAGCGTGCGCCGCTGTCCATCGACTCCAACACGTCCATCCCGATCCCGCTGGACGTCCCCACCGCCGACTGGGTGGGTCAGGGTGCCCGCAAGCCCCTGTCCTCGGGCGGCATCGACGTCAAGCAGATGTCGCCGAAGAAGATCGCGGTGCTCGTTCCGGTCGCGGAGGAGGTCGTGCGGACCAACGCGGCGGGACTGTGGACGCAGCTTCAGCGGGACCTGCCGACCGCGTTCGCGCGGGCGTTCGACCATGCCGCGATCCACGGAAAGACGATGAAGGGCGCCGCGGGCCCCTTCACCGACTACCTCGCCTCCACCACCAACACCGTCGCGCTCGGCACCGCCGCGCAGAGCAACGGTGGCCTGTGGGCGGATCTGGTGGGCGGCATGGGTCTGGTCGTGGACGGCGACTGGGACTACCCCGGCACCGTCGCCGACCCCCGCCTGAAGCCGCAGCTTCTCCTGGCGACCGACACCACCGGCCGCCCGATCCTGGTCGACACGACCACCCCCGGCACCAACATGGCCGCCGCGGGGACGCTGATCGGGAGCCGCTGGCGTACTCCCGCGGTGTCAGCGGGAAGCAGCGCCGCCAGTCCACCAGCGTGGACACCGGTCTCCGCGCGGTCGGCGGTGACTGGTCGCAGGCCGCCTACGGCGTGGGGATGGACATCACCGTCCGGATCTCCGCCGAGGCGACCTACGTGGACGAGGAGGGCGGCGTCCACTCCGCGTTCCAGGAGAACCTGGTGCTGCTGCTGGCGGAGGCGTACTACGGTTTCGTCATGGGCGACCCGGACGCGTTCGTCACCTACACCGGCACGCCGAGCGGGTCGTGACCGGCACCGGCGCCAAGCCGGCCCCGCGGAAGACCACACAGCGCAAGACCCGGCCGAGAACCATCAAGAAGACGACCGCCGCTGCGGGCCAGGAGCCCACACCGGCGGTTTCTGTGTTCGAGGGGCTCGGCCGGGCGCGGGTGCCGCTGCGGATCGTGGTGCGAATCGGGTACTACCCGCCGCGGCACAACGCCGGGTCGGAGTGGATGGCGCACTCGCTGCTGCGCGCCCTGGTGGCGCGTGGTCACCAGGTGGAGGTGTGGTTGTCGCGGTACTCCGCCGACCGGGAGCCGTACACCCTCGACGGGGTCCGGGTGATCCCGTTTGCGGCGCGGCTCGACTTCGGGGCGGCGGCGTGGCGCGCGGACGTGATGGTCAGCCATCACGAGAACGTGCCGTCTGCGGGTGCTTTGGCGCGGGGGATGGGCCGCCCGTTCGTGGTGCTGTGCCACAACAGCGCACCGGGCGTGTTCCGGAACGTGGGCCGAGGCTCCACCAGCCTGGCGGTGTACAACAGCCTGCACATGCAGGCCGAGGCCGAGGGGTTCTTCTGCGAGTACACCACGGCGCTGCGTCCGGAGCGGTCGATCGTGGTGCGGCCCCCGGTGATCATGGCCGACTACGCCACCACCCCCGGTGACCGCGTCACCCTGATCAACCTCAACGCCGACAAGGGCGGGGAGGTGTTCTGGCAGCTCGCCGAACGGCTCCCGGACATCCAGTTCCTCGGGGTGAAAGGCGCGTACGGGCAGCAGATCGAACGCCCCCGCGGCCTCCCGAACGTGGAGCTGGTGCCGCATCTGCCGGGCGACCGGATGCGGGACCAGGTGTACGCCCGCACGCGGCTGCTGCTGATGCCTTCGGCGCACGAGTCGTGGGGCCGGGTCGCCGTGGAGGCGATGGCGTCCGGGATTCCTGTGGTCGCCGCGCCCACCCCGGGCTTGGCCGAGTGCCTCGGTGAGGCCGGCATGTTCGCTGAGCGCGACGACCTGGACGCGTGGGTGTCTGCGGTGACGCGGCTGGCCGATGAGGCGCAGTGGGCCGAGGCGTCCGACCGTGCCCTGGCCCGGGCGAAGGCGTTGGACCCGGCCGCGGACCTGGCCGCGTGGTGCGAGGCCGTGGAGGCGCTGCACCGGAAGGAGTGACGGCCCGTGGCAGTCGACGTCGCCGCCGAGGACCTCCGCGTCTATCTGGGGCTCGACTCCATCGACGAGGCTCGCGCTGACCTGATGCTCTCGCAGGCGATTCTGCTGGCCGAGTCGATCGTGAAACCACTCCCGGACGCGGCGTCTGCGGTGGTGCTGGCGGTCGCGGGCCGCGCGTACGCCAACCCGCAGGGCGTCGCGTACGAGACGGTCGGGCCGATCAGTGTGCAGCGCCCGCAGGCGGGCCTGTACATGACCAAGGACGAGCGCCGCACCCTGCAGCGTCTCGCCGGCCGCGGCGGCGCGTTCACTGTGGACCCGACCCCGGTGGACGCGGACCCGGAGGTGACCCACCCGATCACCGAGCGGGAGGTCGAGTGGATGCTGCTGGACGCGGGTGTGGACCTTGAGGGCGGGTGGTGAGGCGTGCCGCCGCCCTACCCGGTGGGGGAGACCGTCACGATCCTGCGGCCGGGCCCGCCCGTGGAGGACGACTACGGCAACGACGTGCCCGGCCCCGACACCGAAACGCAGGTGGCGGGGTGCGCGGTGTGGCCCCGCACCTCCAACGAGGACAACCAGGCCCGCGCTCAGGTCATCGAGGGCCTCAACTTGGTCGCCCCGTACGGCACCGACATCCGCCCCCACGACCGGGTGAAGATCGGCGACCTGATCTACGAGGTCGATGGTGACCCGGGGGACTGGGCATCGCCGCTGACCGGCACCAAGGCCGCCACGCAGGTGTCGCTGACCCGAGTGACCGGCTGACAGGAGGCCCTCGTGTTGTTCGCGCAGCCACCCGACCCGGAGCCGCCGGGCCCGATCCAGGGGTGGGTGGGGTCACCGCCGATGGTGGTGCTCCGCCCCGGCGACAAGGTCCTGATTGCGTTGACCGATGACCCGCCCGGTGAGGAGATCACCCGGTTCACCGCGGAGCTCCGCCGGTCGTTCCCGACCGTGTCGTTCACGGTGATCGGTGGGATCGCCGGTATCGCTGTGCAGGCCGGGGGCTGCGATGGCTAGAGCACCCGGCACCCAGTTCCGCGCCTCCTACAAGGGGATCGGGAAGATGATCCGGGGGCCGGAGATGCGGGCGGAGATGCGGCGCCGCGCCCAGAAGGTGAAAGCGGCGGCGGTGGCGACCGCGCCGGTCGACTCCGGTGAGTACAAACGCAGCTTCAAGGTCACCTCGGGTGCCCGCGGTGGCCGCAACAAGGATCGGGCGTTCGGTCGGGTCACCAACACCGCACCCCACGCGATCTACGTCGAGCACGGCACCTCCAACAACCCCGCTCACCACACCCTCCGCCGGGCCCTGCGCGCCGCCGCCGACTAACGGAAGAGGGGGTGGC